AAAGTACCAGTTTATTAAAGTTATAAATAGTAGTATGGCGATATTTAAAGGTTATAGCACAGTAGATGTACGTTTTGGTAATGTTGTATTGGAAGACATTGCACTTGCAAAGCGTGATTTACTCAATCATTTTTACACAAGAAAAGGCGAGAGACTTGGTCAGCCTGAATTTGGTAGTATACTACCAGATTTAGTGTTTGAACCACTGGACGATCTTGTTATTGACTTGGTGGAAGATGATGTAAGAGACATCATTGACAATGATCCGCGATGGATATTGAACAATTTAGATGTTCAGATTGGCACACACAGTATCACATGTGTGGTTAACTTAACCTACAGAGATACAGCAACAGTGGATGAACTATATTTAGAGTTTACAGCTGAAACGGAAGAAGAGAACTTATAATGGCACAGAGTATTAGACAACGAAACCTGTTTGCTGCGGAAGACTTTACAGTAGTCTACGATAGCTTTGCACAGGCAAACTTCCAGGCATATGATTACGATACGATTCGTAGTGCGATGGTTGATTATATTAGAGACAATTATCCAGAAAATTACAATGACTGGATTAGTTCAAGTGAATTTGTAGCACTACTTGAAATGATTGCATTTATGGGACACAATTTAGCGTTCCGTGTAGATTTAGCAAGTAGAGAAAACTTTTTAAGTACAGCAGAACGCCGTGCCAGCGTTTTACGTATTGCAGACTTTTTGGGATACAATCCTGCAAGAGCATTAGCATCACGTGGTACACTAAAAATTACTTCCGTAAAGACAACACAAAACGTATATGATGTAAGTGGTGCTAGTTTAAAAGGCAAAGAGATTGACTTTATTAACGATCTAGACACCAACAGTTATCAAAATTTTATTTTGGTAATGAACGAAATCTTTGCAAAAACAAACCAATTTGGTAAGCCCAGTGCAAGTAAAACAATCAGTGGAGTAAAGACTGATGTGTATAATACAAACATTGCAGATAATCAAGGTATTGTGTTTCCATTCCAAGCCAAAGTAAATGGCAAAAGCGAACCGTTCGAAGTAATTAATCAATATATTGATGAAGATAACACACTTGGTGAACCAGCCCCAACACCAGACTCTTCGTTTAACATTGTGTATAAGAATGACAACCAAGGTATTACCAGTGCTAATACAGGATTCTTTGTTGGCTTTAAACAGGGTACATTGCAGTATACTGATTACACTGCTGATAGTGCTATCAGCAATTTGAGTGTAGCAGTTAACGAAACAAATATTAATAATCAAGATGTATGGGTACAAAACGTAGATGCTGACGGACAAGTATTAGCCAACTGGACCAAAACAGATGCAACGTTTGGTGTTAGTGCAATCTTTAGTGCTATCCAAAATAAAGTACGAACATTGTACAGTGTAAAAACACAAGACAACGATACGATCAGTGTCAATTTTGGCGATGGCGTTTTTGCTGACGTACCACGTGGAATTTTAAGAATTTGGTATCGCACAAGTTTAAACAACAGTTACACTTTAAACACTGATGATGTTGGTACTGTTGCATTTAGTTTTACCTATACAGCAAATGACAATAATGAATATACTGCTAGTTTCACTGCTGAGATGCAACAAGCAACAAATAATTCCAGTAGCCGTGAAAGTGTTACTAGTATTAAAACCAATAGTGGGCGTGTATTTGCAGCACAAGATCGTATGGTTACAGCACAAGATTACAGTGTATTTCCGCTAACAGTTGGAAATAATGTCCGTAAGATTAAAAGTGTAAACCGCACACACAGTGGACACAGTAGATTTATTGATATAAACGACCCCACAGCACAATACCAAAATGTTAGTATAGTTGCTGATGACGGATATGTTTATAGTGAAAATACACTAAACAGAACTACATTGAGTTTACCAACTAACCTAACTGAAGAACAAATATTTGATCAGTATATCAGTAATTTAATTAGCAACCCAGAAACTATCAACTTATTCTATCAAAAGTATAGTCCAGTTAGTGTAGCATTTAGCAGTAATACTGCAAGTTTTCAGTGGAACCAAGTGAGCAGTTTTGGAGGCACCACTGGATATATAACTCGTAACAGTATTGTTGAACGTGTAAGTAAAAGTGCAAGTACTGACGTTAAAGAAATTAAAGTGGGTAGTATTGTAGAGTTTATTGAAAGTCCATACAACAGCGGAAGTTTGGGAGTTACAGGAACTCCCTTAACTATCACCAATGGTGGAAGCGGATACACTAGCACACCAACAGTTACATTTAAAGGAACTGGATCAGGTGCAACCGCTAACGCAGTTGTTACAGCTGGTGTAGTTACAAGTATTACTATTGTAAGTGGCGGACAAGGTTACACTAATCCAGTAACAGTTGAAATAACTGGTGGCGGAGGTACTAGTGCATCAGCATCAGTAACAGCAACTAGTGCAGAGAAAATTTGGGCAAGAGTTACTAAAATTACAGAAGACGGTCTTGGTTTAGATGATATAACAGGAACACCCATTGGGCGTGACAGTGCAGGTGCTGGAGCAATAGTATTAAATAAAACAGTACCAAACTCTGCACGAATAAGTAGAATATTCCCTGCATATAATACTCAATTTACTACTAGTGAAAAAGCAAACATTGTTGAACAGTTGACATTAAAAAATACTTTTGGATTACGATTTGATAGTGATAACAGTCAGTGGAAAATTGTCACCACCAATAATGTAGCACCAGACACATCGAATTCTACATCAAATTACAATACTACATATGCTGGTAACACAACCGGAAACAACTTAGACAACAGTTGGATTGTAAAAATTAGTTACAGTAGTGATAGATGGGTAATGGTTACTAGACGGTTCCGAATTATATTTGGTAGCACTAAAGATGTTAGATTTTATAATCAGAACAGTAATATAAAATTTGATTTTGAAACAAATAAACCAGCTCGTGATAAAATACGTATCTTTAAAACAAACAGTCGTAGTAGTAACAGTCCATATAGTTTGGGCAGTGATATTAATTTTTATGGTTACAAATATTACAGTGAGCGTGATGGACACAGTGATGATCATAAAATTATTGCAACTATTAGTAGTTTAGAAAATGATTTGTATCCAGACGACCCACTGGCGTTCCAGGATTTAGTTGGTACTGATACAGTAGATACAAAAACAGTTACTGAATACGGATTCGATTACACAGTTATTGATCCAAATGCCAACAGTGGCACACTAAGTGGACGCAAGGATTTAGTATTCCAGTGGAAGCGGATTGCTGATAGTGAGCAACGAATTGATCCAAGTATCAGTAATATCATTGATACTTTTGTGTTAACAAATACATATGATTTATCTTATAGAAATTGGTTAAGTAACGATAGAACTGAAGATGGGTTACCTAAACCCCCAACAAGTGATGAATTAAAAACACAGTTTGCTAGTATCGAAAACAAAAAAAGCATCAGTGATAGTTTGATATATCGCAGTGCCAAATATAAACCATTGTTTGGTGACACAGCTGACACCAGCTTACAAGCAACCTTCCGTGTTGTCAAAGTAGCTGGTACAACACTAACTGACACAGAAATTAAAAACCGAGTACTTGCAGCTATTACACAATTTTTTAATATAGATAATTGGGAGTTTGGTGAAACATTCTTCTTTACTGAATTGAGTGCATATGTACACAATCAGTTACTGGGTATAATGAGCAGTATTGTTATTGTACCAATACAGGAAGATAGTGCATTTGGTAATTTATTTCAAGTAACACCAAACAGTGATGAAGTCTTTATACCTGATATCGACTTAAATAGTATTCAGATAGTTACCAGCTTTACTGGTGCAAATTTAAGAACAAGTACAGCGGCCTAAGGAAAAAATAAATGTCAAAATATCCAGCACATCCTAAAAAATTACAAAACTTTACACAAAGTGGTGAAGATGAAATTTTTGTTGGCAAAAGAAATGTTACAGATTTCTTACCAGGGATACTACAAACAGATACTAACCGTAGGTTTTTAAGCACTACACTTGATCAGTTACTGAGCAGTGGTAGTACTGAAACATTAGATACATACTGGGGTCGTGTTAAAGGTAAAGATTACAAACCTGGAAAGGATTTATTTAATCCAGAAACATCTGCACAAAGACTTAATAATCAGTTAGCGCCAGGAATTAGTCATAAAAACGGGGGAGCCACTGACGAAGCTCTTTCTTATAGTAGTATACTAAATTTATTTAAAACAGTTGGTAGTGATACTGATCAAGTAGACCAGCTGGCAAATGAAACCGGTTACACACTGGATTTGCCTATCAATTCTGATATGTTTATTAATCATACCAATTACTATTGGCTAATGGAAGATATTCCACCATGTGTAATAACTCCAACTGTTAGTGATCCAATAGACATTGACAATATTGTGCGTTTGAGTAACTATACAACACCAACGTTGGCAAATGGAAAAACACTAGAATTATTAAGTGGTATGCGAGTTATTTTTAGCGGCAGTAATGTAAGTAGTTCAAGTGGCACATTTTCAGCTGACACAACATATTGGGTTGAAGGTGTAGGTACACCAAATATTAAATTGGTTGAACACATTGATGCAAACGATAAAGTACAGTTTTTTCATGTACAACCATATACACCACGTTTACCAAGTGATTGGGATTTAGACAGTTGGGACAGTAACTTATGGGACTATAGTAATTATAAAAATCCTGAAAAGGAATACGTAGTAGCAGACCGTAGTAGTGTTGACCAAAATGCATGGTGTCGAGCAAATCAATGGTACAGCATATATGCAATACGTAACACAGTAGAATATAATAACTTAGTTATTACTGATTTTAACACAACAGAAAATCGTGGACAACGTCCAATTATTTGTTGGGAAGATAATCTTGAACTATATAACAGTGGTCAGCGACTAATTAGAAATGTTCAGCATATACTAGTAGACATTGATCCCAGTGTCAGTGTAATTGGACAACCAACATACACCAATGCTGAAGTTGGGTTAGCAGATAATGACTACGTATTAGTAAAAAATGGCGGATCATACAGTAACGGAATATATCAAGTAAGTGGAGTTGATACTAGTATTACTTTTACCGAAGTGCATGCACCTAACAGTTACACCACATTAGATAAAGTACTTGTATTGCACGGTCCAGACTTAGTTGGAACTGCTACTGGATATCCTGGATTAGAATTATACTGGGACGGCAGTAATTGGATTAATGGACAGCAAAAATTAAGTCGTGGTGATTATCCGTTATTTGAATTGTATGATGACACTGGATTTAAATTAAGTACATATCAAAATAACGATTATCAAGGTGACAAGTTTTTTGGATATGAAGACAACACTGCTGGTGTTGTAGATCCTGAACTTGGTTTTGCACCAAAGTATAACACACAAAACAATAATAACGACATCAACTTCTTTTTAAACTTGAACGTAAAAAGGTATCAAACTGATATCGGAGACCTTAATGCAAGAGATATTACTGGATATTACTTTGCAAAAGATATAGTAAACCTTTGTTATACTAACGGATGGAGTCAGATACGTGGAAATCAACGAACTCCACTGATTAAAACACACATTGCATCTGCAGATGAAATTGTAAAATTTACACTTGCTAGTGATCAATTAGAACTTAATCCAGTATTTTGGGTAGAGACAGATAACACATCAGGAACAACCGGTTACAAAATCAGTAACGAAATGATCCATGACACTGTTGAGTATGGCGAAACTGATCCAGATCTAATTTTACAGTCTGGTGTAGCCTACACTTTTAAATTACTAATACCAGAAGCAGCCCAAAATTTTAGAGTAACTAATCCATATGGCGGTCTTGACCCCAATATTACAATTACTACCAGTGGTAATAATATGGTTGTTACATTTGGTGCTAACTATGCATATTCTACAGCTTACTATATGAGCGAAGATGCATATACAGCATATAATGGTTCAGGCAATATGTCAAGTGGTGCCGCACTAGCTACACCAAAGTTTGCTGGGCGTATCTTTATCAATAACAATAATCACAAGCAAGTAACTTTACTTAAAAATGGAACTATTATTAAAGAAACAGTAGACTATACTATTTCTGGAACCACTATTACAATGACATCGCCAGCAAACAAAGACGATGTATATGAAATTGAATACATAGTCAATACTAAAGATATTGATACTAATCAGCATGTATTTGATACAGCACCAGTATTCAAGTATAATCCAAATAATGAAAAACTCAGCTCAATTAGTTTTAGTAACATACTACATCACTATAGTGACCAAGCAATGCGTACTGTTGGGTTTACTGGAGATATTTTTGGTGAAAACAACTTACATAAAATTTCAAATACACTAAACAGTGGTGGAACTATAAGACAGCAGGTTGCTAGTCCAACAAAAGTTAGTTATTTACTGAATAATCCATACACTAATCCTATTAATGGTTTACGTAAAATTGGTAATGATTACCATAACTTTAAAGAATACTTTAAAACAAAAGTAAAACAAATATGGAATACAAGTTTATCAACAGACACAATTCGTGATATTGTTGATACTGCACTAACGGAAATCAACACTGGTAAGAATACCACATTCAATTACAGTAAGAGCGATATGGTTTATTACAATAGTGAGAGTAAACAAACCATAAACATTACAGATGCAACTACTATATTCTATACAGATAATACTATCAATATGTTTAATGATAGTCATAACCATATCTATGTATATCTCAAGGATTACAATGGTAGTGATTATGTTTGGCGCCCACTGCAAAGAGGTATTGATTATACTATCAATATTGACGAACTTTCATTAACTACAGCAGCTACTCTTGACAGTAATTCAACACCTGCACAATTGGAAATACGTTGGTATGATTTTAATAATTACAGCTATATTCCTTCAAGCACAGTTAAACTTGGATTAATTAAACCACATACTGTTGAGGTAGTTGACGGTAAATTATTAAACCATGATGGAAGTACACATGTTTGTGATGGTACTGAATTTTATGATACATCAGATACTAATTTTGATATTGTATCTGCATGCTTGTTAGAACTAGAAACAAGAATTGTAGCTGGACTAATTGATACTCATTATATTATACAGCAACAACTTTCTGACACTTTGCCCAATGCAAACCGTACTACAAGTAACAGTTGGTCGGATATGACTGATATACTTGACGATTGGTATAATACATATGCTACTAAAAATAAGTTAGTAGGGTTTAACAGTGCCGCATATTATGATGCTGGCGATGAATTTACTTGGAACTATAGAAGTGTAGGTCCTAACATTGGCGGCTGGAAAGGTATATATTCCTATTACTTTGGCACAGATAGACCACACACGCACCCATGGAGAATGCTTGGACATTATCGTAAGCCAAGTTGGTGGGACGCAAACTACAGCTGGACTAATCCAACAAAACGTGCCGCACTTATCGCAAGTTTAAAAATTGGTGAAATTGGAGACCCGTCATTAGCCAACAGATACACAGATGTATTGTTCAATCGTTCAGCATATGATTGGGACAACAACACACTTGTAACCAGTGGTGGTATACTTAACGGACCAGTTACAGCTGGTATTGTATCTACTCCAACAGCTATTGAACAATCAAAAAACTTCCAGTTTAATGACTGGGGGCCAACTGAAAATAATTGGAGAGAAACAAGTTTATTTACATTTGCGTTGGCTGAAGCGGCACTATTATTCAAACCATTCCGTGTTTTTGAAAACTTTTATAAACTAAATCATATTAGTACAATTGATAATATCAAGACCAAGTATCCGCAAAAAGTGATAGGTACACAGCGAGTTAGAAGCAATTTAAAAAATACAGAAATGCATCAGCAATCCACAGATAGAGGAACAATCATAAATGTTATTGTAGATACTCCAGGATCTGGATATAATAATAGCACTACTGTAGATGTTAATAGTACTAAATTTGGTGATAGTAAATTTGTAGTTAGAGTATCTGGCGGCGAAGTTAAAGCAATTAGTGTTGCTGAATCAGTTACTGGCTATTCAGATAATGTATCACTTGGTATAACTGGACCAATTGGCGCCAGCGGTGCAACTGCTAGTGGGTTTACTGATATTATTGCTCCAGTAATGCCCGGCTTAAACAGTATGGTAGTTGAATGGGCCAGTAACTATAATATTACACCAGACAACCTTATTGAAAGTTTTGGAAATCTACAAAGTGAATTAATGCTTCCAATCGGTGGATACACTGATAAAAATATTATCTCTATATTGCTAGATAGTAGCTATCAAAAAGGACCAGTGGAAATACCAAAACAGGACTATAGTATTGTATTAACTAAAAGTTCGCCAATCAAGAAAGTATTTTATTCTGGACTTGAGATTACCAAGGGTGATTTTGGATACAGTGTATCTGGATTTGATACAACCAATAGAACCTTTACTGTGTATCCTGTTAGTGAAGGCGGACATGTTAGCAAAATAGATATTGGCAATTTAGATGTTAAAAGATTCCACAAATATAGAAACAATACTGTAAACTATACATATGGACACACATTCCTTAAACGTCAAGACTTGTTTAACTTTATACTTGGACTAGGGGAATATTACAAAACACAAGGATTTGGAGTTGAGGCTCGATGGTTACAGGATGCTCGTACTGCAATGGAATGGAGTCTAACTGAGTCTCCAAGCCCGTTATATATTAACGGAATTTTAGATACACTAGAGTTTACACAAGGACCAGTGGGATATGTAGACTACATAGGCTACAGTTATGATGGTACTTCTAATATTATCAACAGCGACAAAAAACAAATTAAACCAAGCCAGATGTTAGTATTACGCAATGATACAACAACTGAATTTAGTTTAAAAGATACTACAAAGGAAATGTTTGGTCTTAATGTAAGTGTTGTTGAATACGAACATATTATTGCACTAAACAACCTTAGCCAGTTTAGTGATATTACACATGACCCAGTTACTGGTATTTCACATACAAGAGTTAAATTGGAAGGCGAACGTACACGTAATTGGAATGGACGTATTGAAGCTCCTGGATATTTGGTTAAATCAGATGGCATTATGAGTAACTTGGAAACAAGTGTACGTGAAGTTGAACGTGATAATATTAATAGTGATAGTAAAACACTCAACCTATCTACTAGACAAACTGCAAGATTTAATACTGGATACATTGAAGGAAGCTATTTAAGTAATACATTTATTGAAGACAATGCTGGATATAATTTTGGTAAAGGACTACGTAAAATGAAAGGCACAACAATTGCTGTTGATGCATTTATGCGTAATCAAAATTTATTTGGAACCAATCAAAGTCATGACATATATGAAGAGTGGATGGTCCGCTTGGGAGATTACGGTGATACCCAAAAGCGTAACCCAATTGAAATACAACTTGATAGTGACTTTATTAAAACTAATCCACAGGCATTACGCTTTAATGAAAATTATGTTAGCGACAATGCTGG